TAATCGACCATGCAAAGCCGCCCCACATAGCCCCATACACTCGCAGTCCATTAAGTGATTATTCTTTCCTACTTGCTTCCAAACTCGGCGGGTGCGCCCGGTAAGTGGATTCTTGACCTCTACCTTCACCTCTGAATTAATATGAACCTTCCAAACATCTGGTGTATCCTCGGCTATAAATCCATCGGTTTTAAGGAGGGTTGCCAAAATGTCCTTGAATACCGGGTTAGACCATCGCCAAACAGGGCATAGCTTCCACTTCCACCCCACTTTAGAGCCTGTGGATTTACCGCTAAAAGGATCGCCATTGGCTAGTCTTGAGTATGGCCTTTGAACCTTTAAATCGCCTGTAATTTCTGAAAAGCTGGTTTTGTCTGAACCAACAAGCGCAATAAAACCCCATTCGCAACAATGCAGATATACGTCTCTAGTCTGATCCCCCGAATCTATAAAACAACATTTTGGCTCAACATTATACTCTTCTTGCTTGGCCTTAATATCTCCCCAAGTCTCTAACCTTCCAGCCCACACCAATCTGCTTTTACCTTCGGCATCCCAAGCTCGAACAATACACCAAGCATGGAATCCACCCGCTTCTTGTATATCGCAAGCCATGATGAGCTTTTCGCCCATGCGAACTTCTCCCATGCGATAGGTTCCGGGCTTAATCTCAACCCTCTCCGTGTCGTGTTCCATCCAAGGTTCTGCCAGAACTCGATTCACGAAGTCTTGCAAGCCTAGAATCCCGCCATGCTTGTCTTGTAGGAATTTAACCGCTAGGGAGCCAAAGGTTGCCCACGGAGCGTATAGGCCATTGAGGTGATAGGATCGCCGCCCCGGTTCGCCCTTGGGATTGGTTGCCATCCATTCTCCCTCTCGAAGCATCTTGGTCTTTTGACCATCGGTAATCTTTCCCCTGCACCCCTCGCACTCATAATAAGCTGAATTTTTTACTATGCTAAAATCATAAACCGCCTCCTCGATCTTTGCCTTTTCGTCCCATTTAACTTGTCCCCAAAGTAGTTTCTGCTTCATGCCACAATGGGGACATGGCACAAAATAGAATCGCATATCCCCCTTTTGCCATTCTGCCCAGATGATTGAATCTGCCGTTGTCGGGGTGCTGGTGCTTACCACAAGATGATTTGGGTATGTCGCCACCCTAGCTTCGGCCAACTGCAACGCTCCCGCTTCCTTGGAGCCTGTGCCGTCTGAAAATTTATCAACTTCATCAAGAAGGAGTGTCGAAACGCTACGACTAGAAAGAGCACTCGGAGAGTTGCTTCCCACGAACCACAATGATGATCTGCGAAAATGCTGTTCAAGTATCTTTATTTTATCGGTATTGTCTGGTTTCTCTTTGGCTAGGATTGGGCAATCATCAATCATTGGAAGCCATCGTGTTTCTGAGAATGATCTAGCCAAAGATTCGCTAGGCATTACCCATAAGGCGGGACAAGGTGCTTCTGCTATTTTATACGCCAGCCCCGCAAGGATCGTGGTTGTCTTTGAGGTCTGCGCTCCCCAAACAAGCGTCAATCTTCTTACCGCATCATTTCCAAAACATTCTAGCGGCTCTCTGCAATAAGGAGTCAAATTTGTCGAGTATGGGCCGGGGATGTTCGTCACCCTCGCAGACAACATCAAATTTCTTTCTGACCACTCGGTAATACTTAACCTTGGCCTTGGCTGATAAAGTTCCTTGATGAAGCTGGTCGGGTTCATTCATTTTCTGAAAATAGCGCAGATTCTTCTTTTCTATTGTTTTGTTTTCTGGCTTTTTTAATCTGCTTGTATTTTTCGTATGCCTCGCTTTTTGGTTGCGCTTGACCTAGGCCCTTGCACCAATAATCGTTTCTTAATAATACTCTACACATTCTTCTCCAAGACGGAGCCCAACACTTTACTTCTAATTCGTGCGGAGCTTCTTCTGGTATTGTTTTATATCCTCTTTGATGCCATCCATAAATAAACTTCTTAAATCTTACGGCATAATGATCTCTTGTTTTTTGTGGCATCGTGGCAAGTAGAAGATTGCAAAAACTTTTCCAAGTATGCTTTTCTGGTTTTGTTATCTTGTTTATCCGTTTATGTTTCCCCTTTCCTCTATATACAAAGAACCAGAATTAGCTCCATTTACCCTAGCTATTAGCTTAAACCAAGTTTGTGGCTCTAGAATGTGATATAACCAAAGCCCTCTTCTTTGATCGTCTCCAAATGGTTGACACAATCTTTGCTGACTAATCTTTACCCCGGCCATATGCATTTTGTCGTATATTCTATTGTGCGGCTTGTCTTTGTATTTTGAGTGAAATCTCCATATATCTTCAGTTAGCCAATCATATATGGGATAAACATTATAGACATTATCTACTATTTTTGTTGTCCATCTGCGACCACCAAGCATAAGGTCTTTCTTTTCCCAAGTTGCAATAGCGCAATATCTGTGAAGGCTTTCTTGTGCTCTAATTCCAATAAACCCGGCGGTTTTTTTGCCTTGCCCATACCATTCGCCAAATAAAACAATAAATTCCTCAAACTCCATTCCATCCATTCCAAACGGATAGTCTTTTATTCCTTTCGCAAATGGCGGCTTTTCCCTTACCCAAATATCTTTCTTTTCCTCATCCCAAGCCTTCCATCTTGGTTCATAGTTTGTTACCGCATTTCTTAAAAGCATTGGAACGCATATCCAATGTGGATCAATGTTCTCTCTATACATTTGAAACATTTCTTTGGCGTGAGCTATTGTTTCAGAGTATTGAGCCTCAAGATCAATAAACATTACACCTATCTTTTTGTTCCTCTTTATGGCCTCTTCCATAACAAGGTGAAACATCACGCTACTATCTTTGCCGCCAGAAAAAGCTATATATTGCTTTTCTGTATTATCGAATGTTTCACTTATTCTTTTCCGTGACGCATCCAATACGCTAACATTGTGATATCTTTTAATTGCCATATCAATAAATATCGGATTGCCGATCTCCAGAGTAAGCCTCTTCCATGGTGACTTCTTTTCGTTTGTTTTCAACTAACCACTTGTTTAGGTATTTCAAGGCAGACTGATTGGCCGCTTCTTGCTCGATTTCTGTAAGCAAAAAGAACCCGCCCCGGTATGAAGATGGTATTCCAAGGGCATAGCAAGCTGACGCTTGCCCAAGCCAAGCAATTCTATTCATAGAGCTATTGGTTAGGTAATGCTCGCAAGAGTTTTTCCATTCTGTAATTACTTTTTTTAATGTTGCTTCAAATTTTGGAATATCTGATAAGAATTTACGATATTCCTCTTCGCACTCGGTCTTGGTCATGTCTTCTTTGGTTGTGGCATAAAATCCGGCTTTATGGCATTCCCATTTTTCGTATGTATGAAATATCCTATTTTCATCACTTGTATTAACAGTTCTGAACTTTTCGGCCTCTTCGCCATAGGTTGAAATGTCGTCCGTAAGTTCTTCAAAATCCTTTTCTGTTACTTGGCCTTCAATGTCCCAAGACTTTGAGAATTGCTGATCTTGGAATAAGTCGGCTAATCCAGTTATCTGGCACAATCTTAAAATCTCATCTTGATCCATGCCAAGCTCCCTAGAGATTTTCTCGTCTGCCCAGTTTCGCCTTTTTAGCTCAACAACAATATCCGACATGGCCTCGACCTTATGCTTTCCCCTTGCTCGATTGTGGCGAATTGTTGCGGCTATGCGATCACTCTTATCTGTTCTGTCCTCTTTAATTTTTACGATTGGCAAATAGCCCATCACCCTCGTTTTAATATCTAAGTCTTCTTTGCCGCATCGATTTCTATGGAAACCATCAATAACCTCAAATTGACCATTTTCATCTGGCATCGCTACGATTGGTTGCGTATAGCCATCAGATAAAATTGATACTTTCAGAAGCTCCATTTCTGGTGGAGCAACGCTATTTGGGTTATAGTCGTTGGCATGGACATCATTTTGCTTTACCCATAAAACGCAATCAACTGGTTCTGATGCAAATGGGCTTATTTTGTGAAGCTCAACCCGCATTTCGTTAATTGCATTTACACGATCTTCCAGAGGAAGTTTTTTAATCTCCGCTATGTATTTTGATATTGAGGATTTCATTTAACCTTTATTAAGTCCCGCCCCTTGGCTTGTCAATTATCTTTTTATTAAATAATCTTTTGCATAAGCAATCTGTGGATTGTTGTGAATCCATTGATGGCAACAACCGCAAACGCTCATAAAGAAGTTTTTATCGTTTAGTCTTTCTTGAAATCTTCCCCTCTTGTGATGAATTTGCGTTCCACTTTTACCGCATATTTCACACGATGGATTTAATGAAAGATATTCTTGTCTGACCTTGGCATATTCTTTAATCTGCTTGGCTCGCTTCTTGGATACTGGCCGAAGCCTCCCACCTCGTTTGAGTGGGGTTTTGCGCTTAAGGGGAGATCGTTTCATTTAAGCATCTTGGCGATGGATTCAAAAATCCACACAATCCCATAAACAATAATCACGCAAGCCCAGAATGCTATGTTTAGTAACGCTAGGCCAAGTGCAATTCCGATTCCAATTTTTAGTCCCATGAGTATCATTTGAATGCCTCCTCTGCTTTTTGGATTGCAATGAAGATTTGATCTATGCCTTCTTGAATAGCGGTCTTGGCGCAGTCTGGGTCACTAGGATTGGCTCTGGTTGCTAAACTGGCTGGCAAGGCATCTAGTAGAGATCGAATGCGGCCTAAAAACTTCG